ATTCCATTTTCTTCTCTTACCCCAGATGGAAGCTCTTGCTCCTTATGCTCTAAACACTTCTCTAGGTCAAAAGTAAACTCATTGCGCTTATTGCAGTTGCCGCAATGGTCTTCTATCTTGTACTCTGAACCATAACCAGTAATTCTTGATGCTACAAGAATTGCTGTCTTATCACCTTCAAGTAAGTCTCTTGACTTTATCCTTTTGTCAACCATAATGTTGTCAATAAGGATGTCAAAAACATCTCCTCTCGCAATGTTATCTTCGTTCCCTAATATATCCTCCTCTTTTGCCGTTAGGTGCTTTATTTGCACCTCTTCGACGTTATGAAGGGGACTATCTGGGGAGTAGTACTTTCCGCGAGATGGTAATGGTACTGTTTCAGTAGATACTACAAAAGACATTCCAAATGGATTCTGTTGTGTATTGGGTCCCGGCGGCATTCCTTGCGGTGCACCGGCCTTAGGGCCTTGTGGGGCCCTTTTTGAATTTCTTGACATTTATACCTCTTTTCTTAATCGTTTAGTTTCCACTCATCTTGAGCCAAGTTCATGTCCACACTTGCCCAGTCATATCTGAGTGTTAAATCTATTTCTACAAGGCCGTCTTGCTTGTAATCCAGGTTACCAAAGTTGACGCTTGTGATGAACGGATTGTTCAAAGTCCACTTTTCGATTGGAGCCGAGCTTTGACCACCTGATCCGGCGCCTAGTTGCTCTAGGAAGATTTGCCCACCTAGTGCATCCACCATAGCCTTCTTGGAAATAGTCCTAGGGTCCTCTTGAGAGTAGTTACTGGGTACTGTGTACCCTGCCTTCTCAAGAATCCTCATCAAACTTACTGTAGAGTCCGGCATTACAGGGTCAACAATCTTTAAATTAATTGCCTCATATGTTACCTTTCCCGGGTAATAAAAAGTGTAATTTAAAAACTCGTGCGTTGTCTCACCCACCTTTATTGAAGGCTTTGAGATACTGTTCGCGATAAACTGGGGCATGCCCGCAATATATACGAGCCACCTAAACTGTCTCTTTGGCTCTAAAGCCGCTTGATTCCAAAATCCTGCCATGATAAAATAATCTCCTATTAATATATATCATTTGACGATACTTTTTCAAGTATTAATCATCAAAAGAAGCGCCCGTGTTCGTTATAACAAAATCAACTGCAATAAACTCGATGGCTCGGGCAGGCTTCAAGAATATCTTTGCATACATAATATTTCTGTCTATAAGGTCAGGCGTAGTCGTTGTTTCATCGAGAACAACTCTAAAGTCGGACAAGCCAAGTCTAGACTTTACACTCTCCAACAGTGGCACAACCTGGCCCAAGAATCTGTTCCAAGTAGCTGGAACGTTCTGGTCGAATAATAGACCATTTGATATTCTAGAAACTTCCTTCTTTACAAAAATCAACAATCTTCTCACATTGATGCGGTCAAGTGCTGATCTTGTAGTCTGTAAAGTCTTTTGTCCGAAGACAACAATACCCTCTGTAACGAATGATGCAATCGGGTTAATGTTTGCATCGTAAAGCTGGTCTCTTTGCTTGGCAAGGAGTTGCTCAGAGGTCTGCAGTACCGGGAGTCCTGCGTTGCCTTCATTGAGGCCGCCTCTGTTAAATCCTGCTGGGGCAAACCAAACTTCTGAAGTAGCTTCTGTGTGACCTAAGACACCCAATGCAATAACAGAAGGTGGTACCCAAAGGTCTCTAGATGTTTCGTCATCTCTAATCTTTACCCACGGATAATAAGCCGCACCGTAAGAAGAGTTGAGCTGTCGCAATGTTAGTGCTTTAGCAGCCTTCAGTGGTGTCGTTTGTAACCTGTCTGCAAAGCTATCACAAGACTTCTCAGAAGGAGGAACGTAAACACTTGGTAAATCAATTATTGCCAGAGAGTCAGCTCTGTTTTCACACGTCTGCACTAGCTTTGTTGTCAAGGTTTCGTTTGTGATGCCAGGCATTGCGGCCAAGTTAAACTCAACCTGCTCTGGGTCAGCAATTGCTTCGATTGCTCGCTCAACTGATGCAAACTCGTATGAACTCTTTGCTGTCTTATCTTTTAGTAGTCGGTTATTAAAAGGGTTTGGCTCAGTTATATCTACGCCGTCGAAACCACCTACTAAAGGCATGTGGAATTTGGCAAATCCAAGCTCAGCCAACAATGATGCTGAGTGTATGGCTGTGTAAGCTGTTCCTGCGACATGTGAGCCGGCCCTGTAAACAACTTCACTTGGCGTAAATTCAGATGGACTCGCGCCGTTTGTGGACCAGTTAGGTCCTGTAACATATATATCATCCAATGAAAATGACCAAGCATACTCATTATTTGTGTCGTTTGGTATACCATCTATCTGGTCCGCTGAGAATGGTTGTGGTAATCTTCTTATATAATCTACATGACCTGGGTCAAGGATGTCAGTTAGAGCGTCAGAGGAAGGGTATCCTGTTGTCGGCGCCTTCTTAAAGACTGCAGCTCCAAAGTAATCGGAACCGTCCTTAGAGCCGGAAATTGTAAGTGCAAGTTTCGGCCAATTTAATGAGAGTGCTTGTCCGCTTGGATAACCTTCGATTGTTATACCGTGGCCGGTAGCATTGGATGCTCCCCAAGAATTTGCGGCGAACGCGAAGTTGTCGCTAGATTCTGTTGCTGATACTGCCTTTGGTACAACTGGGCCGAAAAACCCGAAAGGTACCGATGCATTATTAAGTGGACCATTCTGCTCTACATCTTGGTCCATTTCTATTCTAAGATATTTCGACTGATTTGGAAAACTGCCGTAAAGCTTATTCTTCTTTTCTACCGAAGACCAGGCAACATATTGGTCGCCGATTCTTCTTGCGACGAAATCTTGTGAACGAGGGTTTAAGTTACAGTTAGGGAAAGTCTCCATAACCTCAAGCTTAGAGCCCATGATGCGCTTTACTACAATGGAGAATGTGCCGAAAGGGTTGGTTGAATTTTCAGCTGGAATCTTAATATCTTCTATTGCAACGATAATTCTTGCAGAAGATTCCACACCTTCTTCCAATGACAGTAAACGGAATAACCTCTGTTGGTTGGTTGCAACAAACGATGCAGCTGCTTCAGTGTTTTGACCGAATACCCACCCTGTTCTGGCGGATGTCAACTCGTGAGTGAAATCCGTCATGTCGGTTGTGCCTGCGTCACACAGACGAGATACGAAGGCTATCAGGCCATCTCCGTCGGCGGATGCTGAATGCTGTAACTCTAATATTTCTTGCTCAAACGACTCTCCTAACCAATAGTGTTCTGAGTCTTGCTTTGCATTCTTAGCGACGTTAGTATTAGTAAATACCGGGTTGGTGTTTAGAGCGTCTCGTAAGTAATTTTTTCCTTGAGAGAACGATATCTTCACTTCCTTTTGAGTTGCCCGGGCGGATGAACTTAGAATCAGTGAAAATGTGTTGTCACCATTCTGTCGGACTGCGTTACCGCTGACAAAATTAGTGCCCCCAACTATATGAGAGATACTGTTCTCGCCGTGAGATTCTATAGTAACCGGCGAATCGAGTGCAGAAGTTACGTGATGGCCTTTGATACCTACTGAGAAGACTGTGTCTTCCTTGTTTGAGTAAAAAATAGCTCCAAGAGTTGCAGCACGGTGGCCTTGAGCCCCAGCGTCATAAGAGTTGAGTACTGAGGTGGCTGATGCGGATGGCATCACGAATAGGCCAAAAGCCTCCGTTGGTTGATAGCCTGCTGCTCCGCCTGAGCCGTCAGATTCGGAATCTTCAACACCTAACAGCCTTACCATTGTTACTGGCGAATCTATGTTTGCTGCGAAATAAGCCTTAGCCGCATAGTTTGCGTACGCAGGTGCCATAGTCATTGAGCCAAATCTAGATGGGTCGTGAGATTCTCCACCTGGCATTGGGTCGCCAAACACCTCTAAGAACTCTCCATAGCTGGAAACTTTTGTTGGGCGAAGTGCTGGGCCTTTTCTTGTACGGCCTATAATAACGGGCCCTACGGCTCCTGGGTCTTTTGGTAATTGTGATTGGTCTATCTCTTTAAGAAAGACGCCGGGTGATACAAACTTGAACTTTCTGGTTGACATGTGCGATTCTCCTCTTTTAACTGTCGTAAGCGAACGAATGAAAACAGTATTTTACTTATTAAATAGTTTTTCTCAGAACGAACGGCAGCAAGAAAAGGAAAAGCCCGGAAAAACCGGGCTTTGGTGGGAAGATAAGGTAGGGGTTGTTTATTTCTTGAGATACTTAACGATAAGAACATCGTCATCGTCGATAGCTGTCACCAAGTGAACCTCAGTTGGGGTCGATGCATTGTCTACCTTGTAGTCAAATACACCCGTTACACCAGTAGCCACAGAAGAAGAAATCGTCTGTAACATACCGTTGAGGTAAACTTCCAAAGAGTTCGCAAGAGCGTTTCCGTCACCGCTGTTGTCCAAGGATGCGGTTAAGAGGTTCGCAGACATGCCTCCGTCGGCGCCTGTGTTCGAAGAAGCACTATAGAAGGTCTTCTCAACTGCTGCCACTGCTAAAACACCATTGGTTGCTGTTAGGCCGTCGCCGGCTGTGGCACCAACAAGGTCTGCAACGCTCTCCTTCTTTGCATTGTTGCTGTCATCAGCATCGATGATAAGAATAGAGTCGTTCGCTACACTTACGGTCGCGGCAGATACAAGATTTGGACCAATCGCGAAAAGGTCATCAACAGTTTCCTGTCTCAGTACATCGCCGTTCTGGTCGTTAAACACAATTGTGTCTGTAGTCGCAATTGTACCAGCTGTCATGTTAGCAATATCAAGTGATAGAACACCACTTGAATCTGAAAGGCCTGTGCTGGTCACAGTGCCTGCTACCAAACCAATGATGTCAGAAATTGTATCAGACTTAACCTTTCCATCTGCATCCTTGAAATACAAGGAGTCGGCTGCTAAGTCTATGACTGTGTCATTAACTGAAGCGAGCTGAATACCGTGCGAACCTGAAATGCCGATAGT